TAAAGAAAAGTTTCCAGACTCAGGAACGCCAGAGGCCACCAAAGCCGAGCGTCGCGCTAACCCTTCTAAGCCAGGCGAAATTCCGCACGTTCAGCTTGGTTATTTGAAAAATAATATCGGGTACTCTAAGCCACGCGAATTAGTACGACGGATAGGAACTGGAATAGGTGGTAAGAAATCAGTTGGCTATGCAGCATACCTTGAATTTGGAACGCCGAATGGACAGATGAAAGCGCGGCCTTATTTACGTCCCGCGTTGTATAGGAACAGGCAAGTTTTAAATAGAATAATCGGGAAGCCAATGTGAGCATAGCAGAATTATCAACAGCTATTATGACGCGTTACAATTCGGGTTCAGGCGCAACGTTAAGAGCCGCGAATACAGGTGGCTTGTGGCGAGACAAAGCACCGCAAGGAACGTTACCGCCATACACGACTTTTTCTTTTCCAGCGTCAGGAACGGCTTTCGTGCAGACGAACCAAACGCACGATATCCGCAACGTGCAATTTTCGATTTGGCATACAGACGATAACGCATCATCTGTGACGGCTATTGCCGATTTATTAAAGGCATTGTACGACGATCAGATATTGGCGATGGCTACAAAGACGATGGTTTACGCAAATCGAATTGGTGAAAATTTATTGGAAGACACAGAAAAAGGTTGGGTGTGTTACATCCAATACGAATACAGAACAGGATGAGGAGATAAAACATGGCTACAACAGCATTAGCAGGAAAATCAGGATCAGTTAGCGGAGCTGGCGCGAATAGCGCAACGGAAATTACGGGTTGGTCGGCAACCGTACAAACGGATGCACTTGACGCAACGTCTACGGCTTCAGCCGGATCGCGGGAATACATTGTTGGTCTTACCGGAGGTACGGGAACATTTACCTGTATAGGCGTTAAGCCAACGGTATCCACGGTAAACACAAACTCAATCAGCCTATTAACAGCGAGTGGTGGTACGACCATTAGCGGTTTGTGTATTATCACGAGTGTTGATTACGCATCCGAAGTAGCTGGCGTTGTAACCTTCACGGCTAACTTTACATTCACAGGGCCAATCACGGTGTCATAATGACTAACGCTGTACACTTATTTGAACAACCGCTAAAGGTAAAGATAGCGGGTATCGAATTAAACATCCGGCGATTGGGCAAGCTGGAGATTCTGGCAGTAGCGGAGAACTGCGTTTTGCAATCCGCTATGCGTAGAATACAACAACAGGCTATATTGTTGGAAGATCGTGATAGGTTGGCGTTTGTCGAATCGCAGTATGAAAAACTTCCAAAGGGTCGTGCGTTGACAGAGTTGGCCGTGCAATTGATGAATGAAGCCAGTAACGAGTTGACCGTTAAGGTTCTGGAATCGGCGATTGTTGAAAAGCAAAACGTAATGCAACTCATAGACGCTGGCACGCCTGATGAAGTGGAATTAGCCATCTACCACGCATTGAGTTTGGATAAAAAAAAACAAGAGCCTACGGGAGCGTGATTCATGAAGTGGTTCATCTTAAAAAATTGCAGTTTAGCATGGACGAAATTAGGTCTATGCCGCCGCCTTTTTACGATGAACTTATCGAACCGTTGTATGACACACCGGAAGCGCGTAACGATTTAAAAATGAGCGAAGCGGTTAAAAGATTGAAGTCAAAGTTTCCAGACAGAGCGGGCTTTGATTTTTCAGAAGTTTTGCAGGAAATGAACAATGGCTGATAGCCAAAAAATAGGTGATGCGTACGTTGATCTTGGTGCGCATACGGCCAATTACGAAAAGAATATGGCCAAGGCGAAAACCACTCTCATGGGCGTGGCTAGTGAATTTAATCGGTTTGGTACATTACTTTCTGGTGGCGTTGCTGCTGGTCTTGGTAAATTTGCCAAGGATGCTATAGCGAGCGCAGCTTCTGCCGAAACCGCAGAATTAAAACTGGCTGCCGCTATCAAACTGCGTGGCGGTTCTGTGCAAAAATTATTTCCAATTTATACAGACTTGGCGACGGAAATTGAACAATTAACAGGCGTTGATGATAAAGCCGTTAGAGGTGCTATAGCCCTGGGTCACTCACTTGGAATACAGGAAAATCAACTATCAGCAGCAGCAAAGGCTGCGGTTGGTTTATCAACATTACTAGGGAGGGATTTAAATTCTTCAATGTTGCTTGTTGCGCGAGCGGGTGAGGGCGCAACGGAAGCGTTGGGACGTTACGGTGTCGTGCTAGATGACAACATGACGGATCAGGAAAAATTCAACGAATTGTTGAAAAGGGGTGGCGAGTATTTCAATCTTGCGGTAGCCGGAACCAACACACTTACTGGCGCTTTACAAAAAGTAAAAATTGAATTTGGTAATTTTGTTGAAGCTGTTGGTTTAAATATCGTTGAATTTTATCATTTGGAAACTGTTTTTAAAAAATTGGCTGAAGGCATTAAAGGGTGGATACCGCCAGTTGTCGAGCAAACAGACCGTTACGCAAAGACACTAGAAGGACTTGCAACGTCTAATAAACTGGTGGCTGGTTCTGAAAAAGAAAAAGCCAACGCTATGAAGGCATCATTATCTATTTTGAGCGCATCCGGTTTGTGGGCAAAAATAGCTGGTCAAACCGCGTCGCAAATCGGGGGTGGAAGAAAGCAGCCGGTTTTATCATCTGGGCCAACGCCAACGCCAACACCGTCCCAATCGCCAACGACTCTTCTTCCGGCGATGGCGAACGCCGTTAAAAATATGGATATCACACCCACGCCATCCATCGGCGGGCAATACTTTGCTGGTCAAACATTTCAAAATAATATTCCAAGCTCAGTTTCCATGCAAAGAACATTGGGGATGGGTGCTTTTGCTGGTGGTGTACCTGCTGGTGTAAAAGGCATGGAATTCAACCTCGCCCCAAAAACAACTAACGCCATCGGTGAGGCTGTAGCTAAAAATATACGTATTATTTGGAGTCCGAACTAATGCCGTACCTTGAACAAATACAGGATTATAAGTTAGTAGAGACAACCAACGGACAAGAGGGCGTGCGTTCATTTGTAGAAGATGCGTCTGGTACTACCGCAACGCTACCGACGCTAGGTTCTTTGTTCGACGCATCTTCATCGCATTCGTGGTTACGTGCGCGACGCATCGAGAAAACTGTTTTCGGGAAGCCGAACGTTTACAAGTACACTGTTTTTTATACTACACCGAACGGATCAGCTACGCAGAACCCGACAGACGACACGATTGTTATCGGTACTAAGGATTTTGACAACCTACAAAAAACGATGCAGCTTGGCGTTGACGTGTTGACCGTCGATGTTGATCCCGCCACGGATAGCAATCCGGCGTATAAGTGGAATACAACGGTAAATGGTTCGGATACAGTCAAAGCGTCCGTAAGTCGATTGATCCCATCGGGTGCTTTTATCATACCGCAGAAAGTTACAGACTTGGCATCATTTAACGGAACGGCTTACCCGATTGCTGGACGCGTCAATAACGCAACATTCCTTGGTTTCCCCGCTGAGACGGTTTTGTTTTTAGGACATAACGCACACGAAAACTTTGAAAATGACGGCTCTAAAAATTGGATAGTAGAAATGCAATTTCAGTGGAAAATCATCGGCATGGGTGCAAGTTCTAAAGTGTACCTCGGTTGGAATTATTTCCCACGCAGAGAATACAATTCTTCTGCAACCGAAGTGACGGAAGGCTTTGACAAGCTTTTACATCGTAAAACCGGAAACCCTGTCTACCCTTTGGCCGATTTTGAATTATTAATCGTATGAAAGAGCAGCTAAAAAAACAGTCATTGAGTGATCGCGGTATAGGGCTTGTCCGCTACAACCGATTGATTGAAAATTATAACGCACAGAATTTTGTCTTTGATCGCAATTATTTTACGATGATACAGACTCCTGGCGGTTGGGTTGTGTCGTTAGCCGGAAGGAATAATTCTTCTTCAAGAATAAACGAAGCGTGGGGCTACACGATAAGCGCAAACGTTATAACCATTTCAAAGGGTTTGTTTGTTGTTGATGGTCGTGGACAATACGAATCTACTTCAACGGCCTTAACTATAACTGGCGGCACAGAGGCA